AGGTCAGTGGGGTTCATGGTCGGTTCTCGGAAACGAGAATGTTTCGGTCGATGAGATGTTGAAGATCTTGCAGGGCTACGCAATCGCTAAGGACACTAAAGCGTTGCAGGGTGTCGGTAAGGCTTACAACCGTTTACTTAATCTTATTAAGTCGCATCAGTTGACTTCGTTCGGTTTTGTTTCTCGTAACGTGATGGGCGCTGCGTTCAACATGCTGTTGCAGGGTGTGAGCCCATCGATGGTGTTCCGAACTGAGAAGTTGTTGCGTAAGGCCGCCAAAGTCGCCAACGGCGATGTTGTGGCTGGGACCAAGCAGATGGCGGCAAAAGAGCCAAACGTTTTTGAATGGCAATACATGTCGCAGCTAATGGATCAGGGTGTGTTGCGGTCAGGGCAGGGTGCTACTTCTCTCGACACAAAGGTTCACACCAATCTGAATCGGACAGCCAGAGTAATGAAAGACTTGCGGAATAAAGGCCAGGTGAAGGTTGTCGAGTTCGCGCCTTGGCGATCAGACAACATTGTTTCGCAAAGCATCCAGTCTTTGAACAATCATTGGGAAGATGCAATCAGGCTAACTACGGGAATGCACTTCATGTCTATGGGGGCGGACCTGCCGACTGCTTTCAATGCGATTGCTCAAAGCCAGTTTGACTATGGGGAACTCACCCAAAAAGAGCGTTCCGTCAAAATGGTGATCCCATTTTACACTTGGACTCGTAAGAACATTCCTTACCAGTTCAGTCAGCTATGGCGGCACCCTGGGAAGTACAACGCTCTTTACACGACGAAGCGAAACATCGAGAACAAATCTAAAGACGAAGCGTGGGTGCCTTCTTATTACATGGCTCCATTTGGTATTCGGTTCCCGTTTGCTGCTGGCGGCAATTCGGTTTATTACGTTCCTGATGTGCCGTTCGTTGATCTGTTTAGGTTCCGAGGTGAGGACGGCAACATCGTTGCCGACATTGGTCGTCAAGCGATGACTGAAGTTACGCCGATCATTAAAGCTCCTATCGAGTTGATGATGAAGAAGCAGTTCTTCAAGGAGCTTCCGTTGACTGACAGGTATCAAAAGATGCCGTTAAATATTGGGAACATTCCTGGGTTGAAGCAGGCGTTAGGTTCGCTTGGTGTAACCAAAGACGGCAAAATGCGTGCCCATGACATTTATGTACTCGAACAGTTCATTCCGTTCTATGGCAAATTGAGAAGGTTGGCTCCTACTGAAGACAGGTTTCAGGGGTACCGTCAGCTTCAATCGATGTTGTCGTTCTTTCTAGGGTTGCCAATCAGGTTTAACACTGAGCAAACGCAGCGGTCTGCGATGATGGAGTTCAAGCGTCAGCAGGCTGCGGAGCGTCGGGATATGCGTGACCTGATGAATCCGAGTCGGTAAAAATTTGGGACACCCCTAACTAATGGGTAGTGAAGATCGTTTACAGGTCCGATTGGGGCGCGCAGCCACCTAGAGGCAAATTTCGTGCATTGAACCCACGAAAGGTGCAGGGAATAGTCCTGCACCACAGCGGGGTTATGAACCCTCCACAGGGCGTAGCAGCCGTCAAAGCCTACGAGGCATACCATCTCTCGAAGCCTGCTTACACGGCCATTGCGTACGGTTGGCTCGTCGATGAAGAAGGCGTCATTTATGAGGGTCGCCCTATCGGGATGCAGACGGGCGCAACTCGGGGCTGGAACAGTCGAACCGAGTCGATTTGCTATACGGGCTTTGGGGGAAAGGCTGTCCCACCCGCAGCGCTGCAATCAATTAAAGATCTAGTCGCTCATATCCAAAAGCGATACGACAATAACCTTTGGGTAAAACCGCATCGGGATCTCGGCCAAACAACCTGTCCAGGCGATGTTCTATCCAACTGGCTTGTCGGGGGAATGGAAATCGATGGTGATGTTCCATTGTCTTTGGATACCAGTGATCGGTTAGCCGAACTCGCTAAAGAGGTGGCACGTCGTCCGTTGAGTCGGAAACGTCGTAGCCGTGGCGAAGCAGTTCGAGCGGTCCAGAAACGTTTGAAAGAACGCGGACACGACCCAGGAAAAATTGACGGAGTGATGGGCAAGGTCACCGCGTATCGAGTGCGCCGCTTCCAACGTCAAATGGGTTATTTGAAGATCGATGGCCGTGTGGGCATCAGAACCTGGAGTGCGTTGTTTGATGCCTGAAGAAGAGAAACCAGTGGTTGTCGAGGAGAAGCCCGACAACTCACCGAAAGGCGTAGCGAAGACGCTGCGTGAAACCAACTTAGGAAATCAGCGCTTTAACGGGCGTCCATTTGGAAAGTAGAGATATATGTCTACAAGTGAAAAGTCATTTGATTGGGGAGATTGGCTGGAACGCAGTCTTTGGACTGGGCTTCAATCAGCACTAGCTGTCATCGTGGTAACTGACATCAGCAGTCTTTCTGCTGCTGCTACTGCGTTCGCTGCTGCTGGTATCTCCGCTCTCAAAACTCTTGCTAAAGCACGTTTGGCTCGATAGTCATGTCCGACGATCTCGACGCTCTATGGGAAGAGTGGCTATCAGAGGGCGGCTCCCTAATAGAGAAAGAGATCGAACAAGACATAGTTAAGAACTGGCAAGAGTTCTCGCTGCTCGACGGCACGCACGCTAAATGGATTTTCAACAGAGATAGCGACGAAGACGACGTGCTTGGCGTTCTTCTCGTCTTCTCTGCTGATGAGATAGCTGATCTAATTTGTGCGTGGGAAGACGCTAGAGATGGCGACATGCACGCAGGAAGCTACGTGGCTTCTTGGCTGTCCCATTTCTTCAACTTTGTTGACGAGGCTTGCGATCCGTTCAACGACTAGTAACGCCCGCAGGTCCAGAGCAGAAAACCATCTCCGAACTTGTACTCGCCCCAAGTCCAGATTCTGTGCGACATTTTTATGTTGGTTTCAATGTCGTATCGCTGATCCCAAATATGGTCGTAAACCTCTGACCAATAATCCGAATTGATCTGTGCGATCCCAAAATCGTTGGTGTGTGATACAGCTCGCGGATTATGTAAAGACTCGCACCAAAAAACTCCGAGGGCTCTTGAAGTTTCTTCAACGAAATATTCTTCGACGACCGCAGGAATTTCTGGGTGAGGTGGTTCAGCGTGAAGGCCGCACCAGTCGAGCAGTAACCACAGGTAGAGCCACATCAGAGATGTTTCTCCAAATACGCCATGACTGTTGGTTCAGTTTCTAAGCATTCTTTGAGTCGTTCGAGAAGACCATCTCGACGACGAGCAACAGTTGTCTTAGGTATCCCTGTCATGTCAGCGGCCCAACGCAGTGAGCATTGAGCAATAAGGATCGTTTCGAGTACAGCCTGATCGACTTCATCGAGAACGGCGTCCTGCATACATTCGGCAACGGCGTCAATTAATGCTTCTCTTTCCTCTGGCGTGGGTTCGTCATCGAGGTCGCCTGCGCCGCTGGTGCGGGGGAGCCACCAGTCTTCGAGGGGGTTACGGGGAAAGGATTTAGCCCAGTGGGGTTGGACTTCAACACGGCGCATCGAAGACACCCCAGGGGAGCTTGGATGAGGTAACCCTCAATGCTGCTTTTCCCCTCGATGTCCCATTGTTCGTATCGAGTCGTTCGATACGTCCGTCTTGGCGATCCCATAGTTCGAATGCCGCGTCGAGCGGCATCCATAGTCCTTCTTGTTTCGGTCGGGACCACAGCCAGAACCAGACGGGATGCATGGCATCCCATTTCGCTAGCTCTGTGAGTTTGCCGAGCTTCAGCAGAATGCCTTTCGGTCCAAATCCTTGAACCTCAACGAATGCTGATGGCAGTAAATAGTCGGGGGAGTGGCGGACTACTGGAGGTAGTCGGCTAACTCCCCATTTTGGCGGCGGTCGATCTAAACCGAATCGCAGAGGATACGACTGTTCGTTTCCGTATAGACGTATAAAGTTTTCTTCAGCTTCTTTGGCCCATCCACCGTTCCAACGATCATTGAACGGCAGGGTTGAGAACCCGCTCACAGCTTTATGGCGTCAACCTGTCTCACCGCAGCGTCGTTGACGAACGCTCCAATGTCTCCCTTTGTTTGCAAACCGTCCAGAGTGCATTTAATCAAGTTGTCGATGTCAGCTGCCCAAATTTTTTCTGGAGCTTCATCGAGTTCATATACCCAGATGGATGCACCGTCTTTGCTGTAGATGATGTGAACACCCAGTGGACCGTCAAGTGTGGGGTGTCCTGCTTCTTGCCAAGTGTCTCGGACGCATTGCTCGTAATCCAAAGTTGCTTTGGGTGTGAACGTGCCGTTCTTGGTGACGCGAGGTCTGTCCTTAGTTTTTGGTTTTCCTGGGACATAAATGAAGTAGCCGTCTTCAGGTTCAGGGCTCACGGCTTCTCCTTCCTATATAGAGATGGTTGGCTAAAGGAAACTTGTTGGACTGCTTTGTCGAACATCTCATCGAGGCGAACATCCCTGTCCGCTCGGGTAGAAAACTTTTGGAGCCACCGCTCATCGAACTGGATCATCAACGGCAACGCAGATTCTTTAGGTTCGCCATGACCAGCTAAATGACAAGCAAACGTGAACAGCGAAGCTGATCGGTCATCTCCTATAGGCCCATGCTCCAACATCTCCTGTACTGGAACAGGCAACTTGTCCATGTCGGATCGTCTTCGCCGCACCACAGGTGACGGCGGCAAAGTCGGTGAAGGTAACAGCGCAGCAATTTCTTCGAGTTTCTCTTTGGAAACTCTCGAAGCCATAGCTTCTTTAACGAACTCTTGGACCGTTAGAGTCCATGAGCCCAAACGAATTAATTGCCGCCCCTCGACCGCAGAGGATGGATACGGAAGACGGATACCGTTTCCAAATCCTTTACCGCTCAGAGCAACCTGTTTTGGGTAAACCTCCAAGATCGGAGAGTCAGCTAGCTGACAGGCGGCAATCAAAGCATTTCGCATCAACTGAGCGCAGACTGGTTCCTGCGCGTACACCCAGAGATGGAAACCCTTATTTCTTGAAACTTCAGTAAATGCCGTGACACCGAAATGTTTGAGAGCGGCGGTCACGTTAGCCGCCTGACGTTCTGGCTCAGGATCTCTTGGGGCGTCCCAATCGACTAGCCCGAACCAGACCGTCGGCGGGTCGCTCGGGACGAGAGGGTAAACCCCGAGCGGCGAACCGTGGTAAAGATGTTCTTCTACTGCGATTTCGAAAGCGTGACCTTGGAAACCTGTCGGTTTCCCCTCGCCGTCTTTGCGGGGACGAAAACTATCGCCTGCGTCAGCGGTAGCTCCGCCTTGGTGAAGATCCGCAAAGTTTCGGACGAGTACATGGTCAATGTTCATGGCACTAAATGTTCTGCGTACTCGCTAATTAATCCTGAGTTCGGATCAATATGAAATTCGAATTGTTCAAGGCGACCTGGGGGTCGCTTGTTCTTCCATAGAGCTACCGACAAAGACTCTTCGTGGTAACGGGCCATCTCTCCTGTGTGGCTGGTGTTTTCTCGTTCACGCCACACTTCATAAATGAACATCGATTCGGCTTCTCCGCCGTACCTACCAGCGGACATGCCAGCAGGTTTTCCTCGGTCGCCTGATCCTCGACCTGACTGATGGACAAAGACGACTGGGAGGTCTACGTCTTTGGCGAACCGTTTCAGTCCTTGCGCTAGCGACGATACGTTTGACGCTTCGCTGGAACGAGAGCGACCATCGCCTCGTAACAGTTCGAGGTAATCAACCATGCAGAGTGTGGCTGGTTGACCCCAGTATTCTTCTGCTTCGTCTACTACGTCTTGCATCAGGTTCCATGTTGGGGAACCGTCGAAGATTCTGAGCTTGTCGAACAAGCCACCTGATTCTCCGAGTTGGATCATGTGATCTACGAGAGTGGCGTCAGCGGCTCGAAGCTGTTCTTCTACCTTTGATCCATCGACGTTAAACATAATCGAGTACAACTTCGCAATGACTAGTTCGGATGGTTCGTCGGGGGAGAAGATGACGCATCGGAAGTCGTCGTTGTTGAGTAACGATTTGACGATGCAGTTGTAAAGGAATTGTGATTTGCCGCTATGTGAGCGGCCAACTATTTGAGCGAGTTCCCCTCGCCCCAGCCCTCTAGTAAGAACATCTATCCTTCGATATCCCGTCTGCCAACGAGACTCAGGATTAGAGGCGTAGTCCACCCACCGCCGAATTGCTTCAGCGGTGGGCGAAACTATCGATTCTGGGTCAGCCGCTTGCATGGGAGCGGTCGCAGCAGAAGCTGGTTCAGCATCAGAGGGGAGATGCTGTAGCGAGGCAACTCTCGCTGCGATGTCTTCTTCGGAAAGAAGAGGCACTGACCCGTCCATCAAGCCGCGTTTTCTTTCGCAGCTTGAACCATTGCCCCGACAGCATCAACAGCTTCTCGGGGAGTGTCATATTCATACGTGTTCCCGTCGTGAGCCTTGAAAGATTTCAGACCGCTGTCGTACCAAACACCTCGTTTAGCGTGCTCACCGCCAGCCTTATCCATCACCTTTAGAACAGCCCAGCCTTTTGATTCGTTCTCAGGGGTATAAAACACCAAATGCGGGTTTTGAGCCATGAAGTCAAAAGTGTCTTGCTTCGACGGGCCACCATCCCCTTGCACTGACTTTGGTGCAGGCGGCGGCGGCGCTACAGATGAACTATTTGAGCTTGCGGGAACTGGCGCAGGACTAGCTGCAACGCTTTTAGATTCCGCGTTTCCGCCACCTCCAACTTCGTCTTGCAGCAACGCAAGAATCGTTTCGAAAGAAGCGTGCCATTTCTGGATGTCACCCTCTCCCGCATGTACTCGACCCGCAACCTGCGCTGCGGTCTGAATCAAACCCACCGTGGGGTTGTAATCGTTGTTAGCCATTCGGCCTCCTATTATTTGCTTTCCCAAAACGGGACTTCGCCAAGGTGTTTTCCTCGGCATTCCGACCAATGCGGACACCACTGAGGCGAACAAAACCAGCTATCCCATTGCTGGGGGAGAGCAGGCAAATTCGCCTCCAAACTGATGGCTGCACTGATTACGAGTTGCTGCAACGCAGGCTCGTTCTCTACGTGACGAGGGATGCGACGAACCGTGTAATTGGGTTTGTCTTTTCCCGTGTCGCGATATTTTGATTCGTTCCAATGCAGGTAGTAGAGCGTGAATGATTCTGCTGAAAGAGCCCACGAGTACACCGCTGCTTGCAAATTGGAACGATCTTCGATCCAAAGATCCCGAGGCTCCGCCTTCGGGTTCTTCCAGTCAACGATTTCTACCTCACCATCTTCTGATAGCTGCACCCAGTCTGGAGTGCCCGTCAAGTAGATCTGTCGTTGATCGTCTTCGTAAAAGAGAAGATCAAACTTTTCTTCAATCGAAATAGGTTTCCGCAACAGAGGAAGCACCTCGTTGTACCAAACCTCAATGTTCTTTTGAACCTGAGCTTCAGTCTTCTCAAATGGCTGCTTCCACTCGATGTCATCATCCGCTGCATGAATAGCGAACGCCTCTTTACCCCATTGAAGAATCTCTTCGAGTTCAGCTTCGTAATCTTCTTGCCAAGCGAATCCGTAAGTTTCGATGGCTTCATGGACAGCGTTGCCACGCACCAGATCAGAAGTGTTCCGCTTTCTGCCCATTCCCAAATAAGTCCGACGAGCAGCTTCAGGACATTTATTGAAGTCATTCAAAAAACTCTGACGGAACTTGTGAACGTAGCGAGGAAGAGAGGGAGAAATCATTTGCATATCCCTATTCTTCTCGCGGGGAAGGACAACGAGTACAAAGTGTCACGAGATGTCACTCACCCAGGACAGACACACTCCATCGTTGTTTTGAATAACGTTGACACGAACTGGAGCCTCTTCGATCTCGGCTAACTCAGCTAACTCCTCGAAGCTCACAACTACTAGATGTTCAACCGATTTCCGTCTTGTCGAGTACAGCATCCCACTCCTACGCGTACGCGTACGCTTTTGCTTTTGCCAAGCCCTCA